ATGTACGATTTGATTTCATCATTAGGCATAAGCTTGATTTTGTCAAGTGCTGCTTGCTTTTCGAAATCTGCAAATGATTTGCGCAACGATGCGGCTTTCTCTTTGCCAACAGATTTGGCGGTGATCAATGCATCGCGGTGTGCGCCAACCGGCACAACTGAAATTTCGTAAAGTTCAAGCTGTTCGATTACGGAATAATCATCATTCCATTTCTTCACTTGGCCGCCCAATGAAACGGCGTTGATCGCACCATCAAGAATCAGATCGTAAACTTGCTTTGCGAATTCGTACTTTTCAACGGAAAGTTTGATGCGCGCCATCAAGTTATTGCCTTCGATCCAAATCTTCGTAATCTTTCCGATCGGCAAGCCGCGGTAATCGTGCCCCCAAAGCACCGTTGGATTCCGCTTGATCTGCTTCAAATCGATACCTTCAAGCAAAATCTTTTCGTAATAACGATCTTCATTGCTGTTTGATACTACGGTTTCGAATTCACCGTATGCAAGTTGTTTGCCGGTTGCACGTTCAACGGCCACTTTTTCGGTGTGGCCATCTTTTTCAATTTCTTTTACGGCTGTTTCGATATGCGCACCGCAACGGATTTTTTCATCCGCCGTTTTTTCGATACCCCATCCATCAAATATTGCTGCTATTGCCGGTTGCATAATTTTTGTCCTTTTACCCTTTCTTATCAAAAATACCCCGATCACGAAGCCGGCCGTATGGCCTTGTGCTTCGCAATCAGGGTTCAATTACCTCTGATGATTGCTTATACGATTCAATCATATTCGATTCTTCATCCGCCGTCAATAGTAAAGCACTTGCGGTATAAATTCGAACCACGTTGATCGCGCCGCATTTACACTTGATTTCAAGATCACAAAACGCCACCTTGAAAAGCTTTTTGCCGCAATCCTTGCAATGTACCCAATGTTCGGCGGCCATTCGTTAATCCCTCACCGGAAACAACCAACAATGGCAATTTGGATGCGCGTTGGCGTTTTCAATATCTTCGTAATCTGATACGTATTCTTCACCATCTTCGGCAACAATCGATCCGCCCTTTGGTACGTAACTTGAATCCATTTCGATTATTTCGCCGTTCATCGATAAGCAAAACTTGCAAGGATTCGCGCCAAGTGCGCGCCATTGCTTCTTCGTAACGCCGGCCAATCGGTATGCTTCTTGCAATCCCTTGTTTACGGCCTTGTGTGATTGATCATCGGCCAATGTATCGGATCGATACCCCATTGCCTTTTTGTAAATCGCATTCACGCGTGCGGTTAATTGTTCGATGGTTTCATTCGCTGCGATGCCTTCGGAAATCGATTTTTGAAGTTTGGCGATCGTTGCGTTGGTATTATCACGCAATGCGCGGCGTAAACGATCTTCAAGCAATCGTTGTGTGGCCGGCGAAATCTGCATTTCTGCATCACTACCCAAGAATGCCAATGCCGCTTCACCGCCTTGCCCAAGTGCCAAAAGAAGGATCGGCAATAATAGTTCGGCCGATTTGTTTGTTTCTTCGCTTTCAACCGGCATTAATTCTTCGTATGCGCGCTTTACGCCTTTATCCGCGTATGCACTCAACTTTTCGATTACTGCATCCCTCTGCGCTTCTAAAACGCCGTTGTATGCCTTTTTTGATGAACGGAAAGCACGCCCATCGATTTTATTCAGTTGGCGAAAAAAAGTTTCTTCGGCGGCATCCTTTTTTGCCGCCAAACGAATCACGCGCTTTTTGGCAACGCTTTTCGAACCGTTATCAGTTCCGGTATTAAGTTCTTCATCAATCGGCACTTGGTTGAATGAAACGTACAATTTATCGCCACCATCAACCTTCGGCAATCCCTTGCGTTCGCGCACTTCGTTGATCGTGTACACGCGGCCGGTTAATTTATCATCTTCATTCAATTGCGCGGCTTTATCTTCCGGTATCTGTGAAACGTGGCCAACAATGGTGTTTCCATCGTTGTATGATCGCTTCAACGTCTTTTGGATAGCATCATCAAGCCGTGTTTGCTTTGGATCGATTGTACGCTTTGCAAATATGTAATCGGCCACTTCGGCATTTGCGCGGCCAAGTCCGTTTTGATCGGTATCGCCAAGAATGATCTTTGGCACTCTGAACATCTTGAACAACTTGCCTTCGGAAAGTTCTTTCAATGCCTTCAAATCAAGTTCATCAAGCCCCAATCCAACTTTGGTGAATTTGGCATCGGCTTCGCGGATGAATAGCGTTTTACCAACGTTTGCAAGGCCGGCTTGTTTCTCTTTCCATTGCGTTTTCAACTTGTTAAACGCTTCTTTTTCGATCTTGCCGGAAATGGTTAAAACGCCGGATGGCGTTGCTTGATTCTTCATAAAGTTGCGTTGGAATTCGCTTGTATCGTTTTCGATTTCCACGTATAGGATCGCCGCTTCAACCGTACCCAATCCGCGATACTGATTTAACGGATTGAATGTTTTGATGTGTTCCACTTCATCGACTTCAAGCGGCACTTTCGTACCATCATCGTTGCGGAATTTGTACCCCATCACTTCACCGGTATCGCCATCAACAACCACTTCAACGCGATCCGGCCGCATCAAATAGATTTCTTTTGGTTGCCGGCTACGTTCGCCAACGGCGTAATACCAAAAAGCATCACCGGTTAATTCCAAGAATGATGCCGTGGCCACCAATAGATCGAACTTTGAAAGCGATGGATTTGGATTTTCAAGTACCTTTGCGAATGGATGAACGTATTGCGTTTTCTTGCCGCTGCGATTATCTTGTTTCCAAAATATCGGTTCGTACTTGGCAAAATCTTCGGCGATGGCATTTACAAGCGTGTAAACCAACCCTTTGTACTGATTCATTAATCTCTTGCGATTCCACTTGCCGAACGTATTGGCCGCCCAAGAGGTGAATGAATCGCCGGCATTACCGAAAAATCTTGTTATTCCTTGTGTGATCGCCGTTCGTATTTTGCCCATATGTTTTACGCTTATCCTTTGTTTTTAATTGTACTACAAAAATTCGAAATCATCTTCACTGATTAATTCGCTGTTATCTGCAAATGTTAAAGCGGCGGCATCCGCGGCATCCGGCGATGTAACCGTTAATCCAAGTTCTTTCAAACGCTTCTTCAAATCCTCTTTTGGTTCGATTTGGAAACGATCGCTTGAATCCGATTTGTAGTAAATGGCCGGCAATTGCGCAAGTATCGCACTATCCACTATTTTACCACCGTTCTTCACCCATTTATGGAATTGGAAATACATATACGCCCTTTGGTTCTTGTACTTCTTCGGTTCGGATGATCCGCCGCCAAACATAACCTTATTCACGAATACATCCATTTCGTGCAATCGATCGCCAACACCTTGCCCCAATCCGCCGTAATCCACCGCCGCATTGGCCGCGTGCATATTGTACTTTCCGATCAAACGGCGGAATACCGGTACTTGCTGCATCGTATCTTCGGATTTGTTGCCTTCTTCGTGGCGCATAACTGATGGCCAACGCATAACGTATTCGCTACCATCTGAACCGCCACCGGCCATATCGCCGCCCAATCGTGCTTCACCTTCCGGCACATTGATCTTGCCTTCTTTGCCTTCGATCTCTTTGGTACACATCTTGCGGAATTCGGCTTCGGTAATCTGCGCCTGTTCGATTAATTCATCACTGAACAATCGGCGATAACCACCGGTAACGATTTGATCATCGGCCGGAAACTTGCATTCGTAAAGAATATCGAAAAACGGTTCATCGCGCATTTCTTCGATAAATGATTCATCGTACCGGCCTTCTTTCAATGCTTGAATGTAATCGATGAATATGCGGAAATACTTTGGTGATTTCCACGTACGGTAAAAATGGTTTCGGTAAAATGGATTGCCGATTTTCAACAACCACGAATCTTTGAAACCACCAAGCATACGCATTGCCATTGCCTGTAAATCATCCGGAATCAACGGTGCTTCATCTTCAATGATGTTTCGTGCGCCTTGCCCTGTTAAAACCTCTTTCACGCGCTTTCGGTTGCGCGCATCGGCCGTTAAAGTGCGAATTGAACCGCCATCGCGAAACGTGATGCGTTCGCGGCTTTTTTCGTGCTTCAACCTTTCAAGCTTCGGTACACCAAGCGGATCGATCTGTGATTCAAGTGCCGGATGATCGAACAGATGGTTGATTGCCTTGCCCATAATAATATCGGTTTTGTTTTGATCGCCGGCC